AGGGGGGCAGGATGCAACAGAATGCCGCGAAACCTGACACGTCGGAGCACTGACGCTTGGCCCGGCCGTGGTCCTGCCTCGCCTGCCGGTCGGTCCTCGGCACCATCGGCCGCGACCGCGACCAGATCGACGTGCTGAACCTCACCGACGCCCCAACCCGGGTCGAGTGGCGGTCTGACTGCGTCATTGTCACCTGTCACTGTGGAGCGGTGCGGACCTGGCGGAACGGACGTGTGATCAAAGAGTCCAAGCCGCATGTTATGCTCTCACCCAATTAGTTGGACGGTTAGGCCGTCGTGTGTCCGGGTCACCCTGGACCGCGACGGCTTTCGACATTTAAGGCGGGTGAGATTGGCAGTCGAAATTCCTCTGCACTCACGGAAGTACCCGGGCCGGGTTGCGATCGTTGACGACGAAGACGCGGCGATGGTGTCTGCCCTTCGGTGGAATCTGATTTTCCACCAGGGCGAGCGCATCTATGCGATTTCCAACAGCGCAACAGGGAGCGTGCTTATGCACCGGCTCTTGATGCAATGCCAAGACGGATTGGAGGTTGATCACCGGAACGGCGACGGCCTAGACAACCGGAGAGAGAACCTTCGCGTTTGTACGCACGCAGAGAACATGCAGAACCGCGCTCAGCATCGCAACAACACGAGCGGTGTAACCGGCGTCTATTGGCATCGGCACCGCAACAAGTGGGCTGTGCAGCTGCGAGTGAATGGCAAGAAAGTCTCGCTAGGCCATTTTTCCGAGATGGAAGAGGCCAAGCGAGTTCGGGACGACGCTGCGCGCCGGTATCACGGCGAGTTCGCGAGGCTCAACACGGCCTAAGGGTTTGGGTTTCGGATGGCAAACACTCCAAAGCGGACACCTGAAAAAGACCAGGTGATCTTGGATGCCCTCCGGGAGTGGCCCACCTTCAGCCATGCCGCGCGCAAGGCGCGGATCGCCCGATCGACTCTCAAGGCGTGGCGGAACGAAGACCCCGCGTTCAATGCCGCGTGCCTCGCCGCCCAAGACGAAGGATTCGATGCCGTCGAAGACAAGCTGATCGATCGCACGAAGAGCGGCGACACGACGGCGATGATCTTCCTGCTCAAGGGGCGGAGACGCCATCAATACGGCGACCGTGTTGACGTCAACCTTCAGATCCGCAAGAAGGCCGAGCAGCTCGCCGACGAGCTGGGCATCCCGGCGGATGACCTGATCCAGGAAGCTGAAGCGATCGCCGCGGGGGCATGGGACGCATGGTCGCCGCAGCCGTAAGGATCACCGAGGCCGACCTCGCCCTTGCCGCCGTCCGCATCCGCCGGCGTCAGCAGGCGACCACGCCGCCGCCCGACGATTGGGCCGGCTGGATCGCCGCCGTCTTCCCCGGCTACCTCTGGCCTCCGTATGCCTCGTATCACGTCGCATTCTGGCAGTGGGTCTGGTCGATCGAGGCCGGCACGCCCGCTCGCCCGTTCGTCGCCATCTGGCCGCGCGGCTTCGCGAAGAGCACCAGCACCGAGGTCGCGGCCGCGATGCTCGCCGCCCGGGGCAAACGCCGGTACGCCCTCTATGTCTGCGCCACCCAGGACCAGGCCGACACCCACGTCAAGAACGTCGCCGGCATGCTCGAGTCGCCGGCGTTTGCCCGTCACTTCCCAGCCACCAGCAAGCGCAAGCTCGGCAAGTACGGGAACAGCGACGGCTGGCGCCGCAACCGCCTGCGCACGTCGGACGGCTTCACGCTGGACGCGATCGGCCTCGACACCGCCGCCCGCGGCGCTAAGGTGGACGAAGACCGGCCGGACCTGATCATCGTCGACGACGTCGACGAACTGCTCGACTCACCGGGCACCGTCACAAAGAAGATCGCCACCCTGACCAAGAGCCTGCTGCCCGCCCGTGCCGCGCACGCCGCGGTCCTGGTTGCCCAGAACCTCATCCACGAGGACGGCATCGTCGCCCGTCTGGCGGACGGCCGCGCCGACTTCCTCGCCGATCGGATCGTCTCCGGACCGCACCCGGCGATCGAGGGCCTCGTGATCGAGCATCGGGAGGTCGACGGCAAGACCAAGGCAGCCATCACCGCCGGCGAGAGCACCTGGCCCGCGAAGTCGATCGCCGACCTGCAGACCGACCTCGACGACATGGGGCAGACGGCGTTCCTCGCCGAGAAGCAGCACGACGTGGCGGTGATGGACGGCGGCATCTTCGGACACGTGGTCTTCCGGCACTGCCGGTGGGACGAGGTGCCGGTCCTCGAGGACGTGCAGGTCTGGGTGGATCCCGCCGTCACGGACACCGACCAGAGCGACGCCCATGGCATCCAGGCGGATGGTCTCGGTGTGGACGGCCTGCTCTACCGGCTCTTCTCCTGGGAGCACCGCACTTCGCCGGCGGATGTGCTGCGGCGCGCGATCCTCAAGGCCCGCGAGCTCAAGGCGTCCTGTGTGGGCGTCGAGACCGATCAGGGCGGCGACACGTGGGAGAGCACGTACGAGCTGGCCTGGCGCAAGCTCGTCGAGGAAGGGCTGATCCCCGAAGACGAACCCATGCTCGAGTTCCGGCAGGCAAAGGCGGGCTCCGTGGGTCCGAAGGCGCACCGGGCCAACCAGATGCTCTCTGCCTATGAGCGTGGCGAGATTATCCACGTGATCGGAACCCACGATCCGCTCGAGAAGGGGCTCCGACGGTACCTGCTGCGCAAACCCTTCGACCTGGTCGACGCGGCCTTCTGGAGTTGGCACGCACTGACGCATCCCCGGCCGGAGGTGGCGCTGCACTGATGGGCATTTTCGACGGCATCCGCTCCATTGTCCGCTACGAGCCGGTGGTTCCCGCTCCGTTGGCGCACGCGTCCGCGCCAACCACGCTCGACGCGGTCGGTCCGGTCGAGGCGTTCGCCCTCGCCGCCCAGGCCATGCCGCCAATCGGCCAGACCAAACCAACGTGGCCCAAGTGGGATCCGGAGCGCGCCGCCAACATCGGGTACAACCGCCTGGCACTGGTCTATCGCTGCGCCAACATCATCGCCCACGCGCTGGGCACCGCGAAGGTCCGTGTCGTCGACGAGGCCAAGGACGGCGAGCACGTCGACGATCACCCGATGCGGGTCCTGATGAAGCGGCCCAACCCGCTCATGGACGAAGCCGCGTTCTGGTCGGCGATCGGCATCCGGACGGCGATGGCCGGTTTCTGCGTCGTCGAGAAGGAACGCGACCGGCTCGGCAACGTCATCGGTCTCTGGCCGTTGCAGTCCGCCTGGCTCAAGGCGAAGAAGCGTCGGGACGGTCGGCACGACTGGGAGTACCGCGTCCCGCGCATCCCGGCGCCTTTCGAGCTGCGCGCGGAAGACGTGCTCGTCTTCACCTGGGCCGACACCCCCGACGGATCGGCCTACGGCATGGGACCGCTCGAGGCGTGCTTGCGTGAGATCGCGATCTCCAACGAGATGCGCGACTTCCTCAAGCGCATGATGGAAACCGGCGCCGTGCCGATGTACGGCCTGGTGCCCGACCCCGAGGCGAAGAAGCTCACGCAGACCGAGATCGAGGCGCTGCTCGACGCGTTCGTCGCTCGCCGCGGCGGACTCGCGAATGCGACCCGGCCGGCGTACATGCAGGCGATCAAGGAGATCGTCCGGCTCGGCTTCGACATGAACGAACTGGCCTACGTCGATCTGCACGATCTCTCCGAGCTCGCGATCGTCCAGGCGTTCGGCATCCCCGCGAGCGTCGCCCAGATCCGTGTCGGCCTCCAGCACAGCGACAGCCGCGCTAACGCCGAGGTCGATGAGGCGAAGCTCTACCGGCAGACGATCATCCCCCTCTGGACCCGCTTCGACGGCGTCCTGTCGCTCGATCTGCTTGCCGAGTTCCCCGGCAGCGAACGGCTCGCGCTCGAGTTCGACACGAGCGACATCGAAGCGCTGCAGGACGATCGGAACGCGAAAGCACCCTGGGTGATCCAGGCGTTCGGCGCCGGCATCCTCAGCCAGCACATGGCGCTGCGGGAGCTCGGCATCCCCGTGCCGAAGACGGACGATTACTACAGCCGGAGCTTCGCCGTCGAGGTCGTGCCGGTCGATCAGCCGATCCCGGAGCCGGAACCCGCGCAGACTCCGCCGCCCGCTCAGGAACCGCCACCGCAGCTGAAGGCGCTCTCGGCAACCACACGCGGCCGCGGCTACGCGGGCCGGTATGCGAAGGCGGTCAACTCGCGAAAGCTGATCCGAAAAGTGGCGAATACGCGAGAGCCGAGTATCCGCGCGTTCTTCCGGGCGCAAGGGCAGCGGCTCGTGCCGAAGCTCCGGCAGGGGCTCGCCACGACCGGGCCGTCGGAGCGCTACGACGCGGCGATCGATTGGGCGGCCGAGGAGGCCGAGCTCGACCGCATTCTCACGAAGCTCTACCAGCTCGCCGGGGACACCGCGTACGGCGCGATCAACGAGCAGCTCGGCGTCGACCTCGACTTCGATCTCGCCAATCCGAACCTTGACCAGGCGCGGGAACTCCTCGCCCAGCGCGTCACCGAGGTGACCGACGAGACGCGCTCGGTCATCCAGGACGTGATCACCCGGGCCGGACAGGAGGGCAAGACGACAGACGAGATCGCCGCGGAACTCGAGCAGACCTTCAACGGCTGGACGGGCAGCCGCGCGCAGACAATCGCCCGGACCGAGAGCATGGCGAGCTTCGGCTACGCCTCGGCCGCCGGGTATCGCGAGAGCGGCGTCGTCGATCGGATCCAGTGCTTCGACAACCCGGACCACAACGACGACTACGGCGCCGAGGACGGACTGAGCTGCGCCGATCGTAATGGACTTATTGCTCCGTTGGAGGATGCAGAACTCCATGTCAGGTCCGAGCATCCCAACGGTTCGCTAAGCATAGCACCGGTACTGACCGGGGAGGAGTAGATCATGGCGGTCACGATCATCAGCGCCAGAGAAGCCGTCGCCGTTGTTGCCGCGACGCACCAGTCGGGCAGCGCCCCAACCACCGAGACAGACGGATTCAAGAGCCCGGCGAGCGGCGGCCGCGTCCGCACCTTCTTCGACTACAGCGGTTCCGTCACCGCCTGCAACGTGCGGCTCTACACCCGTGAGCCGGGCGGGACCGCCTGGTATCGGGGCATCAGCACGAACGAATCCGGGTACCCGCTTGCGCCCGCGTCCGGCGACGAATCGCGCGATTGGGACGTTGGCGAGAACGTCGAGTTCACGTTTGTGGTGGAGGCGATCTCTCCGGGCACGAGCGGCAACACGGTCACGATTCGCGCGGCGGGGGTGGAGCGATGAGCACGCCTACGGGTCTTGTAAGTCCGGTAGGTAGTGAGCAGTTCCCCTGGGTGGAGACGTGTGAGCCTGGGGGGATGAGTGGAGCGACCGGCATTGCAAACTACGGGTATTGGTTCCGTGTTAGCGTGCGAAGGCCGATCACCGTCACACAGATGACCATCAGTGTCGGTACTGCCAGCGGCGAGGCGGTGCTCGCGATTTACCAATCGGATGGGACGACCCTGACAAGACTCGCAACCACGGGCGCGTTTACGGTTGTTGGGTCCGGCGGGGCAACACAAACAGTCGCGCTCGGATCAAGCGTTCACCTCGTTCCTGGAGTATNGTATTACTTCGCCTTGTCCATAGACAACGCAACGGCGAGCTTCAACAGGTTGACGAGTAACGTCGCAATCGGCGGCATTCGGAGTCGCTGGATGCAGAAGTCATCCTCACATCCACTTCCCGCGTCGGTGGCGTTATCGGCATTGTCGGCACTGAACACCGTTTACTGGATTTTGGCGGACTAGGCTATGCCACGCATTACGCCGTTGCTCCGTCTCCCGTATCTCAAGGCGCTGGATTACTACCAAAGCGCCGACGGATCAGACTACGCGCTCGCCGTCAACCGGGCTATTAACGCAATTACCGCATCACACAACGGACGCGGCGAGGTTGTACTTCCCAGCCGCAGCGAGGCATACGCAACGCCTATTGCAGCCACGTCAACGGTGACTATTCGCGGAGGCGGGTCGGCTACGGAGATGATCCGCACGGTGGCGGCGACCCATGCGAGCGGCGTAGGCACGATCAGCGCGACCGGAAGCGTCGGCACACGAACGTCGTTGACAACCAATGCAACAGCAGGAAGCGGAACGATCGCTCTTCCGACCGGGCATGGTTCCTCGTTCGCGGCGGGCGACCTGATTGAGCTGAAATCCGACGCGGAGGTGTGGCCCGCTGACGCTCCGTCGTCGCCAGCAAAAGCGCTCGATATTCGTCGGGTGCTGGCGGTTTCCGGGGACAATGTGACCATCGAGGGTGTCCTGGATTGGGACTTCTTGACCGCTGATTCCGCGACATTCGCCAAGGTCACGCCGAAAACCGGCATCACGATCCGCGACATCCTTATCAC